GCCGAGCGCGCCTACGACAACACGAAGTTCGCGAATCAGCGCGCCGAGATGTGGTGGAACCTCCGCACCCTCATCCAGCCAGACGCAGAAGGCAGACAAGAAGTAACACTAGCCGTCGATCGGAAGGCGATCGCGCAACTCACCGCCCCCACGTATCGAGCAAACTCCAGCGGCAGACTACAGATCGAATCGAAGCAAGACATGAAGCGGCGTGGCGTAAGCAGCCCCGACCGCGCAGAAGCGTTACTCTTAGCGTTGTTCGAGCCACCCAGCAAAGACCCGATGCTCGCGCCCCCGCTGAGCATTACTCAGACAAGTGGATGGATCTAGTGACCAAGCGTGTCCTGCTCACAGGAGCAAGCGGCTTCGTCGGCTCCCACGTTCTCCGGCACATACTCACTCAGACAGACTACGAGGTAGTCTGCCTCGCGAGTTTCCGTCATCGTGGGCTGACGGACCGTATTCGTCTGGCGACGGATGACGTTGATGGGTCCTACACGCGGACGCGTGTTATTACTCACGACTTGACGGCTCCCCTGTCCCCTGTCCTGGCAGCGGAGATCGGCCCTATTGACTATCTCCTAAACGTGGCTTCTGAGTCGCACGTGGACAGGTCTATTACTGACCCTGCCCCCTTCATCCAGAATAACGTGGCGCTCGTTACGAATATCCTTGACTATGCCCGTATCTACGGGGTGGAGAAGTTTCTGCATGTCTCCACGGATGAGGTGTACGGGCCAGCGCCGAAAGGTCACGCGCATCGGGAATGGGAGGATCAGTACTTACCGTCGAACCCCTACTCCGCGAGTAAGGCAGCGCAGGAGTCCATTGTCTACTCGTACTGGCGCACTTACGGTGTTCCGGCGATTATCACGAACACGATGAACATTATTGGGGAGTCGCAGGACCCCGAGAAGTTTGTTCCCATGACTATTCGTAATGTCCTGCGCCAGAAGCCCGTAACGCTTCACGCTTCTCCTACTGGCGAGTACGGTTCCCGCTTCTACCTCCATGCACGCAATCAGGCAGACGCTCTCTTGTTCGTGCTGGGTCAGCCGATTCCCGCGTATGGGGAGGCGCATGCCCCGGCGAAGTGGCATGTCGTGGGGGAACGCGAAGTGGACAACTTCGAGATGGCTGAGATGGTCGCGTCCTATGTAGGGAAGCCTCTCATCTTCGAGGCTAAGGACTTCCATTCGTCGCGCCCCGGTCATGATCTGCGTTACGCGCTCGACGGTAAGAAGATTGCCGATGCGGGGTGGCGAGCACCTATCTCTCTGGAGGAATCTTTGGAGAGAACCGTTAAGTGGACACTCGATCATCCCGAGTGGCTGAACCTGTGAGGAGGGGGACCATGAAGTATGCAGTCATCGCTGTCGCCGCTGCTATGTTCGTTGCGGGGTGCGGCACCGCACCGCAGCAAGCGACACCTACCGTTACCGTGACCGAGGAGAAGACCGTCGAGAAGACTGTCGAGCCCGAGCCCGAGACTGACCCTGACGATGCCTACATGATGCTGCTCGCCGAGAGCGGGGTCTACTCAGATAGGCAGACGAGTATCGAGGTTGGGCGTACTGTATGCGATGCGCTCGACGACGGCTACGATCCTGCCGTGCTCGCGATGCTGGCGATGGATGCAGGCTTCACCCAGGATCAGGCGGCAGGGATAGTCGCTGCCGCTATCGTCGTCTACTGTCCCTGGAACCGCACGGCAGCCTAGTCGGTCGGGTCTACCGGGTCGACCAGACGATACGGCTCTGGATCGTTCTCTGACCAGCCGAGGTTCATGTGGCAAGTGGTGGCCTGATTCGACACGTTCACGAAACGCATAACGTACACGACCCCATCCCGCAACGTGTGAATCTTCTGCGACGACATGTGCCCGCCAGCCTTCGTAGTGCTGCCGACAAGTTCGCTCGCGATAGGGGTACCGCCTGTTACAGCGCTCGCCGCTGACAGAGAAGCCGTCGCATTATCCGGGAACTTTCTATTCACATTCCGCGGAGTGATGTAGTTGTATCGCGTAACGGTCTCTGGCGCTTCTATCAGGGTCGCGTGGATTTCGGACTGCCCGCTGGTGATGTCGTAATACTGAAACTCGACCTCTTTAACGTTATTGTCCAGCGCGAAGTAGACGGAAGCGTTTGCTCCTACGGTGAAGAACTCGCTCATCAGATAGACAAGGCCACGCTTAGAAAGGCCAGAGGGGTCTGTCGCTCCCGTCTGGTAGGTGCGCTTGCGCCAGTAGTTCGCCATTCCCCTAGTCTACGCGGGGATAACGCGCTTCGCGCCGCGCTCCTGATACGTCTTCTCAGGAATAACGTCAGCGAAATTCCCGGTTATGACCTCCAGGTACGGCACGACCATCGGATTCCGCTTCTCGATAACGACACACGACTGGTATGTGTCGATCCGCATGATCTCTTCGATGGGCAGCCATGAGTCATCACCGAGCGCAAGGTCCCGCACCAGCATCATCAGCATCTCGGGGTTGTAGCCCTCGTAAATGTAGGCACCTCCGGCGCGCAGGAACGGCCAGGTGTAGGGCTGCATGGTGCGTGTCGCGTCGATCACCACGTCAAGCCACTCGCCCTTCAAGGCTGAACGCACAGCGTCACGTTGTGTTACGTCGCAGATGATCGGTTCGATACCGGGCACATCAGCGCAACGCGGATCAGAGTCCATCGCGATAACGGTTGATCCTTCGGGCAGGACCTCGCGCCACACCTCAACCGCGCCACCGTTCCCGATACCCGCGAGTAACATCCTCATGGGCCGCAGGGGAATAGTCCTATCGAACGCATGTAGCGTCGCTTCATTGTGAACCGAGACAGCCCCAGCGTGATTCAGCCAAAGATCGCGGTAGCCCATTCCCCACCCATCCCGCTAATGTCAAAGTTCTTCGACACAATCTGCCGCTGCCGTTCGGCCTCTTTCCGTCGAACATCTGGATCGAGTAGTTCTGTTGCGTGGTCGCGCCACTCATCCGGCGTCACAGCCAGCCTCCCCACACCAGCAGCGTGGAGGACTCGGTACTCCTCGGTAGGTGTCGCGATGAACGGGATACCAGCCGCGACGTACTCCAGTCCTTTCAGGTAACTCTTCGCTTCATTGAAAGCGTTACGAGCCAAGGGTACGAGCCCCACATGGAAGTTCTCCAGCATCTTCGGTACGTTGCCGATTGTCTGCATCGAAGTTGTCTGGACAGCCTTCAGCCCCGCGCGCACAGCGAAATGCTTCGGGTCGCCCGGGATATGCCCCGCGTGGTGAACCGTTACGTCGTGATCCTTCGCGAAACCGGGCATCCACCCAGACAGGAGTTCTATGTCGCCGGATCGCCAGAGCGTACCCCCCAGCCACCCGTAGACGGGCTTCTCAGGCTGATAGACGGGCGAGAATCGCTCGACCTCAACAGCGTTCCTCACCAGCCTTACGTCGCGGCAGCGTCGCCCGTAGAAGTCCGCGAGAAACGCCGTACTAACCGTTATGAAGTCAGCCTGCCTAATCCCGATCTCGTACCACATACGGTTATTCTCGGGATTCGTGTGAGGGTTGGTCGCTGCGTGTGCGATGTTCTCTTCATGCAGGTCAAAGTGGAAGTCGTCGATGTCGATACCGACGACCTGACCCTTCGCCTGCATAACGTGAAAGAGTTCCGGAACGCTCGCGTGCATCATCAGTTTGTAAAGGTTAATGTCGAAACCGAAGAGCGCGCCGTCGTCCTTCGCTAACCCAATCCCCATCGGTTCGTATGGGCGCGGCTGCCCAACCGACGCGTCGTAACCGAGTTCCTTCAAGAGTTGGCAGGGAAGCACCTGGCGGTAGTAGGCGCATCCGTTCGGTTCGGGTGGGTCAGCCTGATTGTTCCAGTCGCCGCTGATGAAGGCGACGCTAACGCTGGACGAATCGCTTGTCTCCTGTTGCGTGCTGGCAGAAGCATCCACTGTTGGGCCATTCGCAGCGCGCGTGCCGCTTGATTGCTTCTTTCTCTTGGCCTTCACGATTCAGGTCCCCTCCGGTAGCGCACGACTTGCAGATCACTCGAACGATTCCTTCCTGCGCTGTTCCATCTCCTCGAATGTTTCACGCAACCGCATCGCTTCCGCGATACCGACATAGCCGTGCGCGTCCTCATAGTTGTCCAGGTGATTCGGGTCCACGCGGGAACGCGAACACTTCAGCAACACCATCATCCACCCGACATCATGCGCCGTCACGCGACTACCGAGATACGCAGACCAGAGTGCCGCGATCCGTTCAATATTCGGTCCGACTGGCCCGTAGTGCTTCGCTCGTTCATCAAGAATCGTGACGTTAGGCATGGCGCTTACAATACGGCAACATCGGAGAATCGCTGCTGCTCTGTCATTACGAATGTCAGCATCCCCGGCTGCGACACATCACCCGTCGCTACCCGCCAGTATTCGCTACCTCCATCGAGCGCGGGAGCCTGCGCCCACAGGCAGGCCCCCCAGTCCGCGACACGGAAGTGGTGGTAGTGGCCGGAGATAAGAACGTCGGCGTCGCCGATCGGCTGCCTACCCGCTGCCTGCTTCTCCCACCATGAACGCAACTTCGCCTCCGCGTTCGATCCATTACGCGATAGGTGCCCGTGCGTGATACCAAGAATCCATCCCGCGCTCGGGATAGTCAGCGTTACGGAATCGCGCGCGAGAACGAAACGGACATGCCCATAGGCCTCGGGATTTGCGGCAAGAATCTCGGACACCTGTTCGACGATCGCTAGATCCTCGTTGTCCTCTACCCCGGTGTACGCCTTCCCGCCAGCGTTACGGTTCTCGCCGTGATTGCCGCCGACAGCCGCGACCGTGATCGTCTCGAAATGCTTCGACCAAGCCTGAAGCGCATCAGTCAGGAGCCGTCGCGTCACCTTCACCTGATCTCGACGATTCAACTCGACGGAGAACGTCTGCGATGGGTAATGCCCGATGCAGCCCTCGACGCTATCGCCAGTCCAGAGAACGTTCAAGTGCCCAACCGATCTTCCGATCTTACGAAGTTCCTTGGCTCGCTCGATGACGGCATCTCGACAGTCGATGATCCTCGCGATCGTACCCTCGACACCATCACCGTCAGCCTTGCCGATCTGCCAATCAGCCAGGACAACATTCAGCGTCGCGTCGCCTTCATAAGTGCGCTTCTTAGGCTTGTGTTTCATCGCCTCAGCGATAAGCGGTTCAATGTCCACGGTGGCGTGTACGCGGCGAATCACCTTCGCCTTGAACTGCCGATTCATGAGGCCGTCTTCGCCGCCCCACGAATTGAACAGGACAGGCTCAACGATCTGAAACTCGTCAGGGTCAAGGTCCCACGCACGCAGGATGTTCTCCCACTCGGGGTCCCCTTGAACCGCGTCAGTCGTGACGGTCCCCTCGCTACCCAGCCACTCGACTCCCGGTAGCCACTTCCGTTTCCTTGCTGTTAGTTCTTCTGCCGATTGGATTTGTTTCGTGAACTCGTCCTTCAGGCCCACTTCTACTCCTGCTGGCTCAGAGCCTTACACCTAGGGCACGTGATTCGCCAGGGTGCCGTCACCAGTTCCGCAAGCAACTTATTGCAGCGCCAGCAACGTGGCCTCTCGGTTGTCTTCGTTCCCTTCCCGTAAGCATCCATCACCGCTCCACAACGGTCGTGAGAGATAACGTGAAGAGTGGCCTGTCGTTATCGTCTGTGCCGACCGCGTTGATGGACGAGTTCTGACTCACACGCAGAAATGTTACACCGCTGATGTCTTCATTCGCGATAGCCGTGAGCGTGTCACGGACATCAGCGATCAGGTCCCTCGCCGCGGGGTAATCGTTGCGTGTCGCGCGAACCATCACCTGAACGCTCGGGCGCTCCAGCGTCGCCGCGTTATCCCGCATTACTTCTAGCGGCTGCTCACCCGCATACTCGTACAGGGCCACGCACACATCGGGAGAACTCGGCATCAGGCCGATAAACAGATTCACCCCAACAGTAGCGACACTCGCGGTCTGCAACCTATCCGCTAACGCTTCCAGCATCGGTCACTCACTTCCCCTGGAGAAGTTCGTCCACGCGACCACGCACACCGTCCACGAACTTCTTCTTGTGCGCCATGACGGGAATCTCCAGGTACTTGTAGGACTTCCCGGCAGCGTGCGTCATGCCAGTACCCCAGCGCCCACCAGAGTTCGTCGGAACTTCATGAACGATGAGCGCGTACGGCGCAGCAATACCGCCATAAGTGATCTCGACAGAAGCCTTCCCGTTACCCGTGGTGGGAGTTTCTACCCTGCCGGACGCACGCAGATTGCCAGTATCGACGGGAACGATCTTCTTAGACTCGTTCAGCACCACGGTTGCTTCCGCATACATCGCCTGAGCAAGTATCTTCTCGCCGCCATCGACGCGTTCCGTGATCTTGATAAGTTTGTCCATGCCGCGAAGTTGTATTCCTACTGTCGCCACCGGGCACCTCCTACTGCCGTCATGCCTGCCGTGACCCTACGTGAACGACCGTGTGATGCGCGCCGTTCTGATCGTATGGCGTATCGACCGCCACGATGATCGGCTCAGCCCCATCCTCCAGGCGAATCTTGTAATCCGTCGTCACCGGGAACACTCCATACAGGTAGAACCTTCCATCCTCGACGACCTCGCGACCATCCGGTGTCCGGCGCAGCATCGTCTCCGACACGTAATGCGCGCACGCCGAAACACTCGCCGATGCGCTGAAGGTGCGCTTCCCGTACTTGTCGATGGAGCCGGATGCGGTGGGTGGGAATAGAGTCACAGTCTGCGAGAACAACTCGCGGAAGTTCTTCTCCAGGCTCATGTGCGGTTATCCATCTGACCGACAACGAAGTCCGTCGATTCATCCTCCTCGACGCGCTCAACCGTGGGAACGATCGCGTTCGAGTTGATAACCGGGGCTGCGGGACTCAACCGGAACCGCTCTGCCTTCAGGTACTTCAGCAACGCCTCCCATTGCGTTACGAGAGCGCCGGACTTCACCGACAGGGACAAGTCACCGACCGTCTTCGACTCCTCTGCAACACGGGAACCCTTAGCGATCAGAGTCGTCACGGCAGCAATAGCAGCCGAGTACGCATCCCCGTAACTATTGAACAGGTACGTCAATTCCTCGTTGCTGAACAGTTGATCCGTCGTGTCCGTGTCCTGAATCAGAAACCGGATATGGTCAAGATTCGTTGCTCCCGGATTCCCGGAGTAAGACCAAGTCATAGCGGTGACCTCCCGCCCCTAGTGTAGATGTAAAGAGCCCCTAGATAGCCGAGAGCGGAGCCACCCATGATGAGTGACCCCGCTCCCGCGCTATTCAGTTATGAGTATCCGATCAGGCAACGATGGTGTTCCAGAAGTAGCCGAGATCGGCGGCGACGACCTTGTTGTCGAAGGCCAACTCAGCCTCGACGCGGGTAGCGCGCAGCGACTCCAGACGGAACGACGACGTACCGATCGTCAGACCCATACCCTGCGACACACCAGTCCAAGAGAACGTGTAGCCAGCGGACGGGGTGAGGATGCCGGGGCTCGGGGCAACGTGCGCGAGGAGCGCCGTCTTGCCCGTGGTGAACGAGTAGGCCGCATTAGCGCCCTCAGCGTTCGTAGCCTTGACCGACTTCGACACAAGCACACGCTCAATGTCGAACATGCGAGCGAGCATGTCCTCAGTGATCGTCTGGCTGCTGGTGTACTTGATGCGGTCAACGAGGTCCGGGTGGTTCTTCAGCGCACGGAAGACGTCGTATCCGAGGACGAGAGTGTTCGCCTCCAGGCCAGTCGTGGACAAGATCGAAGCCTTACCAGCCTCAATGTCCTCGATCGGATCGGAGTTGGTGTAGTCGTTCCACTGACGCGTCTGCCCGGTCGAAGGTGAACCAGAAACGCCGGTAACGTCCACCGACCACTTGTTCGTGGTCATGAAGTCGTTCACGAACTGAATCTCGCGACGAGTCAGGAGACGATGCGTCACGAACTCGGCAGCCTCGCGGTCCACGTTGATCGGCGCATCAGCATTAGCGCGGGTCTGATCGCCAATGTCCTTATGGATCGCGTAAACGTCTGCGTAGTAGTTATCCGTGGTGATGTTGTAACCGGAGCCGACAGACTCGGTGCCATCCGTACGGACGCGCGCCTCATCGCGGAGCCAGTCGTTCTTTGAGTACACGAAGTACTTGTCGGACTGCTTGTCCACCGGAACGACCGGGAACACCTTGTCGGCGATGAAGTTCTCGGCGCGCTGAAGGTAAGCGACTGAGATGTTGGTCAGGATTGCATCAACATGCACCTGACTGCTAGTGGGCTGAGGCATTGTCTATCTCTCCTTAGAGGCCACGCGCAGCGTTAGCGCAGTCGATGACGGCAGCAGCGACAGCACCAGCAGCAGCGTTCTCGATGAACGTGCCGACGCTGTACGCGGCTGAAGCGGTCGTGCCGAACGCGAGCGTAACGGCAGTAGCGGAAGCGGAAGAGAACAGCGGCTGCCCGAACGAAGCGGAGCCTCCGCACTCAACCTTGGTGCCGCCGACGATGGTGACCTCAGCGGCCTGACCAGCGGTCGGGGCGTTCTGAAGCACACCGATCGGGCGATCCGTAGCGCCGGACACGGCAACAACATCGCCGTCACCGTTGTCGATCTTCACGAAGTGGTACTGCTTCGCAGACAGGTCCTCGCCAGCCGTGAACGTGGTCTTGACCGCTGCGTTAGAGAACTCGAAAGCCATTGTCAGGCTCCCTTCTCGGTCAGGTAGTCGTTGTAAAGCGCAGGGTTTTCGATAGCCACCTGAGCCATAGCCTGCTCAACTGTTGCGGCCTTACCCTCGCTCACCGCTGCTTTCGCGAGGGAAGTCATCTTCTGGATTGCGTCACCGGACGGGACGTAACCCTTACCGACCTCGGTGAAGATGTCGGCACTCTCGTTCTGCGCGTCGGCAGCAACGAGCGCGTCCTCGACGGACTTCGCCAGATCGGCGTCAATTCCTGCGAGGCGACGCAGCGCGGGACCAACCTTCTCGGCGTCCAGCGACAGGTGCTTGAACGCACCGCGAGCCTTCACGATAGCGTCGGCATCCGCGCGGTCCTCGCGCTCCTTAGCGAGAGCAGTCTCAGCCTCGACCTTAGCCTTAGCCAACTCCTCCATCGCCTTACGAATCGGCTCAGGGGCAGACTTCGCGAGAGCAACCGGATCGGTCGCCTCCTCCATCATGTCCTCACTCTCTGAACCTTCGAGTTCAGAAATGCGAGCCTCCAACTCGGCAATGCGCGCCTGCGCCATCGCGAGTTCCTCTTCCATCTGCTTCGACTCAGGCTCCATGCCCTCAGCCTTCTCGTCCTCGGCTGCCAGCGTAACCTCGGAGTCAGTCTCGATCGTGACCTCTGTGGGGTCCTCAGACATGCTCTCTCCTAACGGTTCGGGCAGAGCGGCGAGCACATCTGCCACAGATTCAGTATTCGATGTCTTGATGACAAGCCAACCCTCATGAAGATGCGCAGGATGATCCACACCTGATGTCTCTTCGATAACCAACTCGGTCATCTTCGGGGCTTTGCGCGCCAAGCCGCACCTCCTACTTCACGGATTATGATACATGAGTTTGTTACACCCGTGAGAGCGCCGAATCCCATGCGCTCACCGCTATGTCCGTAATGGTGCGGCGTGCTCGCCAGCCCGTGTCCCAGTACGCAGCGCTAACGTTAGCGACGGTGCGTGCCGGGTCACCCGCTCGCCTACCCACAATGATCGGTTCGACAGTCTTCCCCGATGCTTCGATCAGGCGTTCGATGATCTCTCGGACGGTCGAGCCTCGCCCGGTCCCCAGGTTGTATGTGTTACGCGGTAGTGCGTCGATGCGTCGCGCGATGGTGACATGCGCTTCCGCGAGATCGGCAACATGGATGTAGTCGCGGACTGCTGTGCCGTCGCTCGTTGGGTAGTCGTCGCCGAAGATGACGGGATACTCGTTCGCGAGTAGCGCCCGGATGACGCGCGGAACGAGGTTGTCTTCGCTGGTGTCACCGAGAGCGCTGTTGCTGCACCCAGCCACGTTGAAGTAACGCAAGATCGCGTACTTGACTCCAGCGCTTGTCGCGTAGTCGGCGATGAGCCGTTCGGCTGCAAGTTTCGACGCACCGTATGGCGACATCGGGGCGACCGGGTCATCTTCCGTTACGGGCTCGTCGCTCTCTGCGTAGACACTCGCGGTACTAGAGAACACGATCCTGGGAACGTTGCAGTAACGCATCGCTCGCAGGATGTCGAGTGTGCCGCCGAGGTTCGCGTCCCAATAAGCGAGCGGCTTATCCACAGATTCACCCACAGACTTGCGGCCTGCCAGGTGGATAACTCCATCGCAGCCTTCCATCGCATCGCATAGCGCACCGGGGTCGCGAATGTCTGCCTGCATGAAGGAGACAGAAGACGGGATGCGGGACTTCACGCCAGTAGAGAGATCGTCGATAACGACAGGCTCAATGTTGGTCGTGAGCAGCGCGTGAACGATATGGCTACCGATGTACCCGGCACCGCCAGTAATCAACCAACGTGGCATCAGTCTTCCTGGAAGATTGTGCCTCGGGTCGTTGTCGAGGCGACGCGATCGGCGTCAAAGGCTACGGATGCGCTCGTCTTGGGGGTGCCGAGGCGAACCGTGATGTTGTCCTGGTCCGCGACAGCCGTGACTCGTGCGTGCCGGATTCGTCCTGCGTCTGTCTGCACCTTGACGTAGGTTCCCGGACGTATTGTCTTAGCCATCCATCTCCACCCCATCTCGCGCAGCCTCTTCAGGCAGATCAGCAAGGACACGATCAGAGAAGCCACCGATCGAGTAGCCACGCAACCGACCAGCAACGATATCCTGCCAAGGCTTCTCATCCCAAATGACGCCGAGGAATACGGTCCCCGCAGGATATGTAATCTTCCCGATAGCGTTACCCGCACCGTCGAGCATGTCCACAGTCCACGGCTGAGGCATCGTCATGACCTCGACCCATTCGCCAGCCTTAACGTCCTTGTCGTGCTGAAGGTAGATCGTCCTGTCACCGCCGCGCACCCACTCCCACACCGCCTGCTGCAACTCCTCGCTATCGGTCCATTCACCGTGAGCGTCCATGAAGTCAGGCACATACAGGGGACCGAGCGTAAAGCGGCGTGCGGCCTGCTTCCGCAGGAACGACGAATCCTTACTGAGCGACTTCAGGCTCGCCTTGACCTGATCCTCCGGGATGATCCAGAGTTTGCAGACAGCCTCCGGCTCGACAGCCATATCAAGAATCTCGCAGCCGCCACCGCCCTCGAAGAAGACACAGTTAGCGCACTTCATTCCCTTGTCAGCGAATACGTTATCGCTCGCCGGGATGTAGTGCGCGCCATCAGCGCCGACCCCGCCATCCCACGGGCCAAGGGTCTCCGCGATCCACTCGAACTTCTCGTACATCATGCGCTGACGCGGATTCAGAACATCGTCCGGGTCGTACTGCTTCTCGTCGTTGTCGAGTCGTCCAACAATGGACTCGGTCCAACTTACGGCAGCGTCGCCACCCCACGCATCCCACGCGACCCGACCGCCACTCGGGAAGTCCTCATCCCCAGCGTTCCAACCTGGCTTCTCACGGTTCACGCCATGCCGCGCCAGGAACGAACGCATCCTGC